CTTCATTCATTTATACACCTCTTTATACGTTGCACTATTTCTCTTACAATCGAGTTCTGTCCTTCTCTTGCATAGCCAAAAGAAGGTTCTGCTCCTGGTGTCCAGGCTGGTTGATCGATTGTAATCGCTTTCAAATGATCGAGGACCTTTTGACCATCCTCACTTGAAAATACTCTTGTATAGATTTTATCTATTTCACTTGGCTCTGGGGGAAAGGGGTTGGGAGGTCCATCAATACTTTCCCATCCAGAGTTACTGTTGATCGCCCTGATCTTGTTCGCTTGGTTGTTGTTCATTCATCATTCCTGACTGTTGTGCTACTTCTGTAGCTTGTTGTATTATCGCTTGTCTTTCTTCAAGTGTTGTTCTCAGTTCGGCTGGTATGCCTAAGTTCTCAGCTATAAAATCGATTGCCTTTTCTTGATTGATAAAAAGCTGACCTTGTGGCCCAAGACTTTGTGCGATCTGCATAAAATTCAAAACTTCATTGACCTTTTCCATGTTCTGAGCCATAGCCAGAGGAGCTGTCGGTGTTATCTTGACTTGCAGTCCATTGACTTTCAAAGGCAGTTCGATCATGCCAAGATCATTCATCACCTCTAAAGTTCGTCTGACAATAGGGTACATTGTCTCAGATATTAATCTTCCAAAAGCTGAACCTAAATTTTGTGAGAGTTGCTTCATACGAAACTGAACTTCTGTTGCTGATCTGGCACTCATGTTATCTGGTGGCAGACTTTCATCGAGTAGAATTGTTTTAATGGATGCAATCAAATCGTTTGATGTAAACTGAGATAGACTGGCATCACCTGATCTTGGTAGGGGTCTAAGACTTTCACCTTGAGGTCCACCATTTCTTGCAACTGGTATGATTGCACCAGGCACAATACGAACAGTATTCGGATTGAGAACACCATCATCAGTTGCCGTAAAGACACCACCGATAGACAAAGAAGCATTTCTCAATGCAAGTTCTTTTACTTTGTTCAAAGATTTTATATCTGGCAATCCAGTTAGGACTGGTCCTCTGCCATATCTTTCCCCAGCCGTTTTCATATAGCGTGATACAACCCAAGGAAAACTGTTTAGTTCTCGATAGACCAGCTCATGTTTTCCTGAGTAATCTATAATCTGATAATGGACAGTTCCTGATTGTTTGTCGTAGTATGTGCCTTCAACCATCTCAACCATTTCGGTTGGATCATTTTCATATCTTTTGACCATCTCATTTGGTATCTTGATGTCTGGGAACTCCTGGTCTAAAACCTCATAAGGTCTTTTGAGTTTTCGATATATTTTCTCAACATTACCTCGTGGTCCTTCATCAAATGAAATTAAGAAAGTTGGGATTGCTGTATATCGTATTGGCTCTATCTCATCTCCTGGCTGAATAAGAAGCACAGCCGTTCCGATAGCAAGCTCCATCAAGAACTCACCCATTGCCATATCAAACCTGGATTGTCTCATAACTGAGAACATCTGCTCAGAATATCGATCAAGAATTTGTTGGACTTCTACTTTTCTTTCATCTGGTATTTCCTCTCCAGGTGTTAATCTGCACCATGATTGTTGGGGTGGAAACAATCCAGATTGTATTCTGTTTGCAAATTTTTGTGTTGATTGTATGGCTGTTGAATCAAATACCCTGGACATCTTGTCTTGACCTGGCACACCACCTTCATAGTATCCATCATACAGATTTCGGTCAGGAAGGGCATATCGATAGGCATCTTCGTAGATAGACCTCCAATGTGCCTTTTGACGATCAGCTTGTTCAAATCTTTTTCTAAGTTGGTCTGGATTTAATTTTGTCATGATTTTTTATGCCTATTCGCAAAGTTTCTTGCACTTTCTTTTGACCTAAAACCCCATGCTTTAAGTGCTAATGAAAGTCTTGTGGGTCTTCCTTTTTCATCTTTTTCAGGTCCTTTCATACCAGCAAACCTCGATGCAAAAGATATTCTTCTTGGACTTGTGCCTGACTTAATCGGTCTTTTAAGATTACTGCCTTCTGTTTTTTTAAAATGTTTTCGACCAGCTTCATTCAAACCACCTTTAGGGTTCTGAAATTTTTTAGCGACCATCTTTTTTTACCTTGCATATAGGACACTCATATTTTTCTTTTTCTTTCTTAACCATTGCTACTTTGCATCGATCACACACCTCAAGACCTTTCTCAACTTTTCTAGGATTACGAGGATACGATCTCATGCTCTTGGGTTACGACCTGGACCTAGCGTTCTTTGTGGAGCTTCTACTCCTACAACTGGATTTTCTCTCATATCAGACATCAACTGGTTTCGTCTGCTCCCTCGTCTTCGAGCAATTCGTTGTGATGCAAGCTTTGATCTTTCATCTCTTTCACTTTCTTCAGCTCGTCTTTCTCTTGCTGAAATAGCATCTAATTCTTCTTGAGATGGTCCTGGAGGAGCTGGTGTTCTTGATAATCCTAATGCTCTTCCGATTGGTCTTGTTACTGCACTCATTGATATAATCTCCCATATGCATAATAGTCCTTGATATCAGGACCATATCTTTTTAATAATCCTTCTCGGTTAAAGTAACACGCTTCCATCCATTTGATGGCACGAACATTAGTAGAACGAACATAAGTTTGTAATCGATGTAGGTTTAATTTAGCTGGAGCATACCTAAAAAAGCGTAATGCAGACTTATGAAATTTTAATTTTATATTGGTTAATTTTTTTGATGGTAGCATCCAAGCTTCAGCTACACCCTTCCATAAGGGATATATACCAAACACAATGTAAACTTCACCTTTATACAAAACTGTATAGCTCAATCCATCGACAGAATAATCTTCGATATGAGGTCTGCCATACCCTTCGATAATCTCTTGATCAACATCTCTAAACTCTGCCATATGCAAATGTCTTGGATGAAAAGGTACAATACGATGATAAACTCCATCGACCTTCATTACTTTCATAAGTTCTTCTGCTGTAAACATAAATCACCTCATGCAAAAATATCAAAATCAGATTTAGCCACAATGGGCTGACTAAAAGTTTTTGTTCCTCTAGTCATACGTTTCATTTCACCCCCACCAAGAAGGCAATAGCCTAGAGCATCACCAACGTGGGAATGTTCGTTTTTATTCGGTTTGTCTCTGTATCTCTCCTGACCAGCTCCGATAGCGACCCTGGTAAAATGATAGCCACCAGACAAAGACTTTCTTAGTCTCATACATTTTCTATTGACCAAGAACCCAGGTTTGCCTTGTATCAGTCTATTCATCGGCATGGCAACTGCTTCTCGTCTAACTTTGAAATCATTCGTGGCAGTTGGTCTGGCAAGTATCCCATTGGTTTTTAAAAAATCAAACGAGGTTTGCTCGTAAATACCATCTCTCGATGCTCCGGCTGGATCACCCCAAACCATAAATTCATTCTTAGGAAACCTGATTGCCATTTCAGATTTTAAAATATTTGTAAAGCGATCTAGACCCATATCATACGTTACAATCTCATGAAGAATATGCCATGCTCCTGATGGCATACGTTGAGCAAAGACAGCCGAGGGTGTAAGTCCAAAGTCTAGTCCAACTTGTACTGGTATGTTTTCATCGACCATAAGATCATCTGACATTGTTGAATCATCATACTCTGACCAAACTGGTCTGCCTTCCTGAACATAAGTGTATTTGCCTTCGGCATAACATCTAACCCAATCTAAATTTTTCCCCCCAAGTAACTGCTCATAATATCCATTGGGAAGATTATGTAAGTTCTCAGCTTTTGGATTGGTTTTGAACCATTTGCTCCCAGCCGATATAAATCCTTGAGCTTCAGGTATTTCTTTAGGAACATCTTTGATTGGCACTTCAAAAACACCCCCTGGCTGACGATAAAAATGCCAGGCAAATTTACCTTTGGGTTTTTCTTTTTCTGCCATCTGATACATCCAATGATCATCATCACAAGGGTTACTATCCATCCAGATACCTCTCCAGGTACAGCCCCCATCAGCCTTAGAAGGATATCTTCCCACTCGATGAGTAAGTCCATCAATAACAGCTTTGGGAAGCTCTCTTGCTTCATTGACGAATGCCCCAGTAAGTTCTAAAGATAACAGCTTCCTTGTGTCTTTGGGTTGATCAAGTGCAAGAAAAATAACTTCACAATCAATGCCTGAAGCATTGCCACGAGCTGGTAATTTTAAATGATGTTTAATCGGTGGAGACCAATGAAGACCACCCCAAATATTCTCAGGGAATAACTCCAGCCAAGTTTTTATCGTTGTTGTCTTCAGCATAGGGTAAGAGTTTCTCACCACAACAAACCTGGAATATCTAATGCCATCTCTTGGGGATGGTTTTTGCTGGACAGCTCGTTTAAACACTTCAGCACAACAAGCATAAGATTTACCTGATCCAACTGGTCCGATAAGTCCTCTTACAAAACTATCATCTTTTAAAAACTTCCACACAGTAGGGGAGGTACTAAAATCTAAATTTAATTTATCAGGTTTTTCTGTCATCAGGTCCTACCATATTCACTTCAATAACACTTGGTTTTTCACTCTCAGGAGTTCGATCTAAAATACCAGCCGACTTGGCAAGCATCTGCAACACCCTGACCTTATCAATCATTTCAATCTCGATTTCAAAACTTTCACCAACTGGTCTTGCTTTGATCTTCTTAATGCTTTGTAAAGCATGTTCAGGTATATCAGATAAATCCTTAACTTTAACCTTGCCTTCGCTATCCCAATCCACCACATCAGTAACTTTGGCCTGGCTAATCTGAAGTAAAGCATCTGCCAGTTTTTCCCTATTCTCAAAAATAACATCAGAGCCTTTAAGCTTTTTTGATATATCACGAACACCACCTAAATTATTTAGCCTGGGAACAACTCGTTTTCTACCATCGGTCTTTGGCATCATCTTCCTTCGTTTTATCTAAGTCATTATCAAGAGTGGCATTTGATGTATCGAGAACTTCTTCTTTTCGATCTTCAGGAAAGACCTTGAGCCATACTTCACCTTTTTCATCAGGT